CTTTGGGTAAAAACGTGCAGGTTAAAAGAGTATGGCGCTGATGACAAAATCCGAGTTTGCCCGGTTTGCGAAGGTCTCGCCTGCCGCCATCACCAAGGCCATCAACGCGGGAAAACTCGTCCCAATCGGAACCGGTCGCTCCGCCAAGATCAACACGGACACCCCCGGCGTTGTCACCTACCTGGCCGAGCTCGCCGACAAGCACAGACCAGGACGAACCCGGCGACAACGTGTTCCGAAACTACCGATTACCAGCTATCCACCCGAGGAACACTCCGGCGTGCGAACCTCCGTCGACGACGACGACGACGAGGACATGAGCGACGACGACGTTTGGATGAACGAGGCGGAGGCCGCCCTCATTCAGAGGCGGAAGTTCGAGCTCGAGAAGGTCAAGCACCAAGCCCTACATCTGAAGCTCAAGAACGCGAGGGAGATAGGGACGGTCGTCCTCCGGGAAAAGGTCGACCGAGCTGTCATCAACCCCATCACAACCACCTTCATTCGCATGATGACCGATGGCAGTAAGACACTGGCAGCAAATGTCGTCCCGATGGTAAAGGGGGGATCGACCGTGGAGGAAATAGAGGAGCATGTGAGACAGCACATGTCGACCCTCATCAAAAACCTCAAAAAACAGATGAAAAAGGCGCTTGAGGACCCAAATGCAGGGACTTGATCTCAACAAGCGATCCGACGCCTATCTGCTCAACCGCATCGAGTCGCTCCCGGATGAAATCGAGGTGTTCACTCCGGTGGAGTTCAACGAAGAGCACCGCTACCTTCCACAATCCGTGAGCCGTTTTTCCGGATACATCCGCTATACCCTGACACCCTTCTGGAAGGAGCCGTTGGACTGCTTCGACATGAGCTCCCCCGTGCGCGAGGTGTACATCAAAAAAGGTGTGCAAATTGCCTACACGACCGCCCTCGAGTCAGTTCTTTTTTACGTCGCGGGCCAGGTGCGGACCGTGCCGGTGATGTATGCGACGGCCGACATGGGGCTGGCTGCGGCCAGGATGGCGAACTACATCATCCCGATGTTCCAGCAATCCGGAATGGACATCTTCCAGTCATCGGATGTTGAAAACGCACGGAAGCAGGGGATCACCAAAGCTCAACTTCAGTGGATAGGCGGCGGGTACTGCATCCCCTACGGCGCCCTGAACGCCGACAAGATGCGTCAGTTCTCCATCATGTACATGCTCATGGACGAGGTGGACGCGTGGAAAGAACTGCTCGCCGGCGGAGGGGACCCGATACGCCTTTTCAAGGACCGCTGCGCGGCCTTTTGGCCGGTCCGTAAGATCTTCATCGGCTCAACGCCCCTTATCAAGGGATCGAGTCACATCGACAAGCAATTTCAACGGGGAGACCAGCGCAAATACATGTGTCGGTGTTTGAAGTGTGGCTTCCCGCAGGACCTCCGGTGGTCCAGGAAGAACGAGAACACCGGCCGGGATGCGGGGATGAAATGGGACTTCATGGAGGGCAGCAAGGAGGAGCTCGACCCGGACTCGGTTCGGTACGAATGCGCCAACTGCGAACACCCCCACCAGGAATTCGACAAACCAAAGTTTATCAACGAAAACAACTGTTTTTGGAAGCCGACGGCCACCCCGCGGGAACCCTTCATCCAGTCCTACCACATGCCCTCTCTGCTCTCCCCCGCCGGCATGCAGCCGTGGAGCAAGGCGGTGGCACTCTGGCTCGAGGCCATGGACCCGATAACCAGGCGGGTACGTGACGTAGGAGCGCTACAGATTTTCTATAACAACGTCCTCGGGGAATCCTTTGAGGTCATGGGGGCGAAAATAACCTTCGTCGCCGCCTCGTCTCATCGGCGCCTGTTTTACAAGAAGGGGGAGATCCCAAACCGGATCATCGCGCAGCATTGTGATTCGGAGGTGCTGTTTCTCACCACCACGGTGGACGTTCACAAAAACACCTTGTTCGTGTCGGTGTGGGGATGGACCGCGGGGATGACTTGCTGGTTGATCGACTATTTCCAGATCCACGATGACAGTGAGACCGGTTGTGAGCAATTAAACTCCCCCGCATGGGAGTCGCTTGAGACCTTCATCGATACCAAAATCTACACATCGGACAACGGGAGAGAATATCGGTTTCCCATCACCTTAATTGATGCCGGATATTCAGCTTCGACAGTGACCGACTTCTGCGCCAAATACGAGGTTGGTGTTTACCCGATCGTGGGGCGCCAGACCAACAGTAAGCGGCAGACCATCCGAGAGTTTGCCCCCTTCCGAACGCAGGTCGGAACGCAGGCCTACCGCATCACGGTCGATCATTATAAGGACCGTATCGCCCCCGTCATCCGACGGGAGTGGACACCGGCGGCCGGACGGCAGAAGGCCTACACCTTCAACTGCCCCATCGACACTACCGACGCCGAGCTCAAGGAGCTCACCCGGGAGTATCGCCGAGAGAAAAAATCGGTCGACGGATCAACTTATCACTACTGGCACCGCCCCCACGGTGCAGACAATGAGCTGTGGGACCTCATCGTATACGCCCACGCCGCAGTCGAGATCTTGGCCTGGAAAATCTGTGTCGACTACTACGGGGAAGAAAATGTCAACTGGGATCGGTTTTGGGATTACTTTCAGGGAGATGCGGCGTAGCTAAATAGATTCAAAATAAGTGCCAATGTATAGAAATAGTCTATCCGAAACGTCAAAGGCCACCTCGGCCTCTGGAATTACTCGCGTAGTCTCGCCTAAAGTTTTTGGCTTGCGAAGCCTCCCCCCCTTAGTGTAATAATATAAAAGCGTTTTAGTGCTTTCATTTTTGCAGCGCAGAAAGGAGTACATCATGACCAAATGGGAAACCCAGCAAATGAACCGGTCCTCGAATGGTTGGTCTAACTCCGAGATGGGTTAAATGGACCTTTCTTCCCTGAATGACCAACCCGTTATTTTTCTCTTCTCGGCAGGCAAAGACGGTATTGTAAGCGGTGATATTTTCCGGAAACAGTATCGTGGCAAGATTCATTGGGTTTATCTATATTTCGTAAAAGGTTTTTCTTTTGTGGATCCCATACTGCGGTACTACGATCGGGCATGGGGCATCCAGATCGAGCAACGGCCTTGTCACGAGACGCTCTCAATTATCGCTCAGAGGGAGGGGAAGCAGCGGCAGCATTGGACACCTGGCATGGTGGAGAAGGGGCTCCAAAAGGAGTTTGGGACCAAGTGGATTGTGGACGGCATCAAGAGGTGCGACAGCTTAGCCAGGAGGGGCCAGCTCAAAAACGTTCGTGGCCATATCGACGAGAAGGCCTTCAAGATCCACCCCCTGATCGAGTGGTCGGACAAGAGGGTACGCGCGTACCTCCACCTCAACCGCCTACCTGTCCCCATCACCTACTCTTTGGGCCCACGGCGGTCTATTTTTTCGATAACGGCCTCCATGTTGCCATGGTTGAAGATGAATTTTCCGAGGGACTACAGGCTATTATTGAGCGAAATTCCGGAGTTTGGAGACGCGGAATTTCGGATGGAGATGTTAGATGCCCAAAAAACAGGCAAAAAAAAAGGTGGCGTCAAAAAAAGGGGCCAACAAATATGAGGCGTTCACGACAGTCATCATTGACCGTTCTCAAATCAGCGAGGCGCCCTACAATCCGAGAAAAATCAGTGAGCACAAGCTCTCCAAGCTGAAAAAATTCATCAAGTCGAAAGAGGGCGGCCTCCTCGGCCCCCTGATTTGGAACAAACGCACCGGTAACCTAGTGGGGGGTCATCAGAGGCTGACCATCCTCGACGCTCTCCATCGCGGAAAGCCATACAAAATGACGGTCTCGGCAGTAGACCAGGACGAGCATACCGAGGTAAAGTCGAATATTTTTCTGAACAACCCGTCCGCGATGGGGGAGTGGGACGTCGACCGGTTGCAGGATATTGCTGAGTTGTTCCCCGAACTCAAGTTCGATGATGATCTTGGTTTCGAAGAGGAAGAAATTGACATTCTGAACATTGGGGGGTTTGAAGAGGATGTTTTCGCGGATGCTGGCGCCGACGGGAGCGATTTCGAGACTGGGGATACTGGAACCGATCCGACGAGATTTAGAGAGGAGAAAAAGCGCTCGAGGGACAAAAAGAAGAAAGAAAACAAGGACGGAGAAGGGCTCATATCGCGCTCAGATTTCACGTTAACTTTCATCTTCCCGGATTCCGATGGGAAGGCTGCTTTTTTGAAGAAAATCGGCCAGAATCCAAAATCGGTTAGGCTTAACTCGCAAATATTAGAAAAGCTGGCAGGTAAAAAATGACTCACCGGGTAATAAAAACCCCAACAAAATCGCCAAATTAACAGAAATCCTGAAATAATTATTGCGTCCCTGTAAAAACAGTTGGTATAACTGGGTCATGGATGACACCTTTGTCCAGGCACGCATTGATTGGCATAAAACGCAGATTGTGGCGCTGGAAACCGCGTACACAGCGTTGGCTGGGGGGGCGGAAAGCTTCACCATCGACACTGGTCATACGACGCGGACGGTCAAAAAAACCAGTTTGGTGGACTTGGGCAAGGAAATCAAAGCACTAGCGGAACAGCTCACCTATTGGGAGGGGCAGCTTTCCACTGCGAGCAACGGTACCATCGTTGCAATCCCGGCATATTGACAATGTTTCAATGGTTACAAAAACTTTGGAAATCGCAAAACCTATCTGAGGCGCCGGAAATAGTGGGCAGTGTGGGGTTGAGCGCAGAAACCACCGAAACATTGATCGAGCCGCGGTCGTATTACAACGGCAGTAAATTCCCGGGCGGAGTCACCGGGATGATTGATTCCACCATGGACTCTGACTACTGGTCGCTCAGGCGACGGTCCGGGGCGCTCTTTAAAACCACCTCGGTTGGCAGGGGAATCATCCGCCGTTTTGTGACCAATGTCATCGCCACCGGCCTCGAGGTGGAGGCACTCCCCGTCGAGATTCTCATCGGCCGCGAAGAGAACAGCATGGAGGACTGGTCGGAAAGGGTCGAGATGCTATTCTCGGCCTGGGGTCGAGACCAGACAGCATGTGACGCCAAGGGGGTAAGCACGTGGGGCATGATCCAGGCTTCCATCTATAGAGAATCATTGATTGACGGTGATTGTGTGGTGGTGAATCGGGTCCACCCGACCACTGGCTTGCCTCAGATTCAGGTGATTCCCGGGAACCGAATCCAAACCCCCCCGATGTTGGAAGTCGCCGACCAGAACGCGCGCATTGTCGAGGGCGTGGAGCTCGGCCCCTTGGACCGGCACATCGCCTACTGGGTATATTTGGACCCGGACGACATTTTAATCTCAGAACGCAGGTGGATCCGCATCCCGGTATTCGGGGAGCGAACCGGCCGCCGGCAGGCGTGGATGGTCTATGGGTGGGACAAGCGAGAAGATGGGGTACGCGGAGATCCGCTTCTCTCCATCGCGATCCAGGGGATATCCGAAATCGACAAGTATATGGACGCCACCTCAAGAAAGAGGGTGATCAACTCCTACATCGTTGGGTCGGTGGAGAATAACGACGGCGTCCCCCCTTCGTTGCCCGTCCAAAACGCCGCGAAGAAAAAAGAGGTTGTCGCAAGCCCTGACGGTAGCGCAAAGCCCCTCGAGGTCAACGAGTTGATGCCGGGAATGTGGGTGAGCCGCCTCAACAAGGGCGAGAAGTTGACACACTACGTTGCGAATAACGCCTCCGAGAATTTCGACACATTCGTCGATGCGGTCATTTGCGGCCTGGCCTGGGCCATGGAGATCCCCCCGGAATGTCTCAAACAGTCCTACGATTCGAACTATTCGGCGTCTCAATCGGCGAGCGGGGACTGGTCGATGGTTATCACCCGGGAGCGCACGCGGTTTGGTGCCCAGAATAACGATTTTGTGTATCAGGACTGGTTTTTGGCCAAG